GGTGAGGCGACGCACCTGATCCTCAGGCGAGCAGCCGCGCGGCGGTGGCAGGGACTGGGCCGCAGCACGCGGCTGCGCCGGCCGCGTCCAGCGGCGACGAACCATCGGCGCATCACCCGTTCAGCCAGGCCGGACCGCCGGCCGCCGGCGCCGGGGCGGGCGGAGCCGCGGGCTGCGGCGCGGCAGCGGCGGGGCTGGTCGTGGTGGGGCGTTCCCACATGCGGGGCGCCGGAGCCGCGGGCGCGGCGGCAGCCTGGCCCGACCAGGCCGGTGGCGTCGTAGCCGCTGCCGCGGGCGGGCGCGCCGGGCGGTTGCTAGGCGCAGCTGCGACACCTTCGCCAGCCATGACCTTGGCGTATTCCGGCTCGCCCGGCAGCACGACACGGTCCAGCCGGTTGCTGTCGGAGTAACGCGGGTCGTTCGCGGGCTCGACGCGCACCTTGGCCACGAAGATGATCCCGTGCAGGTCGGACAGACCGCGCAGCATGCGCTTGGCCTTCGCCGCCTCGCTCATGTCCTGCGAGTCCAGCCCGAGCGCGCTGTCGATCATCGCCCGGAAGACCCCCTTGGAGATCTTCCAGCCGATCGACACACCCTGCTCGTCCACCTTCCCGCCGACGACCGTGAAGGTCTGCCAAAACTTGCGGCGGATGTGCGGGCCCGCCGTGACGGTGAACTCGCAGTCCAGCATCTTCACGTCGCTGCCCTGCGTCTTGGTCGCCTTGAGCAGCCCGCGATCGGCCTCGCCCTGGCCATCCAGCCCGCCCTTGCGGAGGTGCATGATGACTTTCACGAAGCTGCCGTCCGGGATGAGGTCGGAGCCGCGCGGCAGTTCGGCATCGTTCATGTCATAGGTCATGGCATCACCCCTGGTTGGTGCTGGTGGCGTTGATCTTGCGGAGCAGGGCGGCGAGGTCGGCGGGTTCGGTCTCGTCGAGACGGCCCGAGCGATCCTTCGCAGGCAGCCCGAAGCTGTTGCCGGCGCGGCAGACGAGGCGACGCTCGGTTCCGCGCTCCGGGTCGTATCGCCAAGCGTCGCCTTCGCGGCTGAACAGCCCCATGGTGACGACCTGATCGACGATGCCGGGCAGTTCGCGCGCGGCCTTGCCGCCTTCCATCTGCGGCTGCCAGGTGACCTTGCCGAACTCGTCGGTCACCTTTTCCAAGATGCCGACCATGATCGTGGTCTTGCCGGGCGCGTGCTGCAGGTGCTTCAGCAGGCCGATGACCTCGCGCGCCATCAAGCCGTAGGCGCCGCGGGTGTCCGGCTTGCCGGTCTTCTCCGAGAAGGCCTCGGGCCGCGTCTTGGCCCAGGCCATCGCCTGCCGTGTGAGGTCGGTGATCGAGTCGAGGAACACGATGGATTTACTGGCGAGCAGCCGCACCAGGTCGGGATGCGCCGCGGCCAGATGCTGATAGTGCCCTTCCGAGAAGAACCCGGTCGGATCGGCCGCCGGGTTCACACCGCCGACCAGGCAGGCAAGGTCGATGGCATCTTCGAAGCAGCGGACAGGGATGCTGTCGCCGCGCCAGTCCTGCACCGACTTGAGGCCGGCCTCGAGGTCGATGCAGAGGGTCTTTTCGGCATGCATCGTTTGGACCTGCGTGGTCTTGCCCACGCCGCTCGGCCCGAACAGCGCCAGGGTGGTCTTGTTGACGGCGCTCGACAGGCGCTCGTCGGCCGTGACGATGCGGAGTGCCATCAGCGACCTCCCCGCATCGAGATGACGCCGTCAGCATGCGGGCTATCGCGCCGTGCGACGTCGGACATGAGGGCGAGGCGATAGGTGGCGCGCCCCGTGCGAACCGTGCGGGCCGGCTCGAAGGCGGCGCGGATGCGCTCCGGCCAGGCGGTGTAGGCCCGCTCCGAGACCTTGAAGCTGACCTCGACATACTGGCCGGGATCCTCGCCGCCGGCGCGGATCTGCTCGGACAGGGAGGCGAGACGCGCCTGGTCCCATTCCACCTTCTTCGGGAGATCGACGGCGATCTCCACGGCGCCGTCCTGAAAGCGGACCGTGCCGGTGTCCTTGCCAGCGGCCGCACGGGCGCCGATGGCGCGCTGCTCGTAGCGGAGCGCGATCGCGGCTTCGATCCAGTCCTGCATGCGCTTGGCGGCATCCAGCGCCTCGCGCGCGTCGGTCTGCAGCAGCGCGAGGTGCTCCGCGGGAAGCGCGATGACGTTGCTCACCGGCATGTGGCGCAGCGCGTCGAGGGTGGGGCGGTTGGTGCGGGGCGCGTCCATCACGCGGCCTCCGCGAGCAGCAGCGGCAGGATGGACGATGCGTAGCGGCGCGGACGGCGGCGGGCGACGAGGATATAGGCGTAGTCCTCATAGCCGTGCCGGCGCTGAACGATATCGGCGAGGCCGAGCTCGGCCAGCTTCCAGGCGCGTGCCGCCAGGCGCTGCAGCGCGGTGCGCTCCGGCTCGGGCAGGCACTGCAACTGCGGGCAGACCTGCCGGGCGAGCGCGCCGCGGTGGTAGGTGATGCTGTCGCCGGGAGCCGCGGCGCCCAGCCAGGTGCAGAGCGACGCCTCGGTGAGAGGCTTCGACACTGCGCGGATATCGGTGATGTTGGTGTCCATACTTAGCCCTACCCAGCCCGTCGCCGATCCGTCTCAGGCCGCCGCGGCGATGCCACCGGCGAGCAGCCGCAGGCGCATTTCGTGGATGCGGCGGTAGAGGACCGACCGCGGCAGGGGACCCTGCTGGCCGAGCTCGTGCGGCGTGCACTGCGTCAGGGCTACGCAGATGCTGTGGTCGCGCTGGTCCAGGACGGCGCCGGCGCGATCCAGATCGAGGCGGCGCTCCAGCACGGCCACCGCGTCGGTCTGCTGGCCGCACCACGCCGCATACCCCTCCGATTCGGGGATGATGTCGGCGAGCGTCAGCTCCTCCTCCTGGCCCGGCACTGCGTCATCCAGCGACGCCTCGTGCCGTTCGCGCTTCTCACGGCGAAGGCGTGTGGCAAGACGGGATGCGCGGTGCTGGAAGCAGACCGTGGCGAAGGCCGCCAACGTCCCACGCGCTGGATTGAAGCCGTGCAACCGCGCCAGGAGGTCGAGCAGCATGTCCTGCTCCATGTCCTCCCGCTCATGGCTGGGCCGCCCCAATGTGCGGCAGAGGCGCCGCGCGTAGCGCTCGGCGAGGGGGTGAACGACATCGAGATTGGCGAGGGAAAGCTGGGTGGGCATCCGGGGTGGCTCCTGGAGGACGGCTATGACGTCCAGAAGCAACCACACGACCTGCCGGGGCGGAGAGGCGGAATGGGGCGTAATGGGGAATTGGAGGTGCCTGGGATTTATTCCCCATTGCCAATTCAGCGACTTATGGCCGATTTCGTCGGAAATCAGATGGATAGCTTGGCGATTTCCGCCCCACCCATGCGGGAACTGCTCCCTCAGCCGGTCGCCTGTGGATATCGGGGAAAGTCGAACATGAGAGGAACATTGCTGTTGACCAATCGCACAGCAGTTCGTCATGATCCCGGCATGTCCATCACCGTTGAGTACCCGCATCACGCCGCCTCGGGCGCGCCTCGGCCGTTGTCCGCCCAGACCCTCTGGGCCGTCGCCGCGCAGGTGCGCCGCCAGGCCATGACGGAGCCTGGTGGATTCGCGTTGCCGCTCGCCGCACTGGTCGCTGCCACGCGGACGGTGTCGGCGAATGGGCGCGCCATCCTGGTCGCCTGGGAGCTCGACCATCCCGTGCATGATGGCTCCGGAGAGGCCGTGCTCGGCGTCTGCGAGACGGATCCCGACATGCCGGGCACGGCGCTGGTCTCCGTGAATGCGCGCATGGTGGCCGGGCGGCCGGATCTCGCGGTCAGCACCGCGGCCCATGAGCTGGGCCATGTGGTGTTCGACGTGCCGGTGGCGCTCGGCACGCCGGCGCGGCGCTATCGCTCAGTGACGGCCGGCCCGAGCGCGCTGCTCGATCGGACCACCGCAGCCTCCGAGCGTCGGGCGAATGAATTCATGGGTGCGCTACTCGCTCCCCCGGTGCAGCTCCATCTCCAGATGCTGGTGCACGCGCGGTCGGAGCGGCTGCGCACGGTCCATGCGCCGCATCGGGGACGGCAGGGCTGTCGCGTCCTTGCGGCCGACAACCCGCCCGAGGTGATCGAGGGCGTGGTCGCCGCGCTGGCGGGCGACTTCGGTGTGTCGGAGCGCTTTATCGCCGTGCGGCTGAGCCGCTACGGCCTGCTTCAAGGAGAGCAACGGTGAGCTTTGGATCGGTCATCCGCGAGCGACGGACTGCGCTCGGCATCGGGTTGAACGATTTCGCGGAGCGATTGGAAATCTCGGCGGCCTATTGGTCGCGCATTGAGCGCGACCAGGAGAATCCGCCCCGCGACGAGCTGATAGAGCGCGCCGCCGCCATTCTCGGCGTGCGGATGGATGACCTGTTCGTCGAGGCGCAGCGACTGCCGCCCGACATGCGGAAGGATATGGCGAAGGTTGTGCAGGCGTATCGGCGGCTGCGCTTTGTCGGGAAGGGGTGACGCAGATGACGGGCCGCAAGCTACGAAAGCCGTTCTATCCTCTGGATGAAGTCTGCCGGCGGCTGGAAATGCTGCCCAGCGACCTCGAGCCGTTTGTCCTTCATGGCCATTTTAAGCTGTCGATTCCTGCGGCAGATTTCTGGGTGAACGTGGGAGCCTGGGTCGAGGTGGAAGAGGGCAAACGCGTTCGGTCGCCAGAAGGGACCGCGAGTGTACGAGGCCTTCTCGATCTTGTTGCTTCGGACGCATGGCGCGTACTTCGCCACGGCGCAACCAAAGTCGAGCGCTTCGATGCGGGTGCGGGAAGGTACATGGAGGTGTGGGGCGGAAGTGAGCCCTTTGCGGATCACGAAGTACTGAAAGCAGATCTGGTTGTCCGGGACGCGGAGGTATCTCGATTTGAGGCCGAGCATGCACCACCGGCCGCGGACGCCGTAAACCTTGGAGGCCCTGGACAGCGCGGCGCAATGCCAAAGTATGACTGGGATGCATTCTGGCGCGAGGTGTCTCGATCGATTTTGTTCGACGGTGTTCCAGAAAGTCAGGCCGCGTTTGTACGCCGGATGGTGGATTGGTTCGATTCACGCGGTGAGCATCCAGACCCCAGCACTATCAAGAAAAAACTGAGTCCGCTTTGGCGCGACATCGCGCCTGAGGCTGAACGAAAGATCGCCTAGTCGGGACGGATCGCTGCCGAGGCGGGTAGGGCTAAGTATGAAGCCAACGCCCGTGGGACTGAACGCTCACCTCCCGCCGCACCTCCGCGAGGTCTGCGGCATCCTGGCCAGGGGCCTGGTGCGGCTGCGCAGCCGCGTTGCCGAGGATGAAGCGCGCGATGCCGAGATAGCCCGGGGGGTGGGAGACGTTCCCCTACACTCCACCGCCAAGCAGCGCCTGCATGCGAACCCCAACAGGAAGGGACTCGCATGACCAGACGATCCACCGCCGCGCCCGCGCCGGCGCCCACCATCCCGAAGATCCCGCCGACGCAGGTGCTGAGCCGCCTCGCCGCACTGCAGGCGGCGCCGACCGCTACGCTGAAGCAGCAGTGGCGCGAACTGTTCGGCAAGGAGCCGCCGCCCTGGAACCGCGCCTACATCCAGAGCCGGCTCGCGTATCGGATCCAGGAGCTGGCCTATGGCGGGCTGAAGCCCGAGACCGTCGATCGGCTCGTGGCGCTGGGCGAGCAACTGGACGGCGGCAATGTGGTGCTGCGCCGCATCCGCGCCGACAGCCGGCCACTGGCTGGCACGCGCCTGATCCGCGAATGGCAGGGCGTGCAGCATGTCGTCACGGTGCGCACGAACGACTTCGAATTCGAGGGACGGCCCTACCAGTCACTATCCGCTATCGCTCGCCACATCACCGGCACGCGCTGGAATGGCTGGACGTTTTTCGGACTGCGCGCGCGAGGTGACGCATGACCCGCCGCGCCCGCATGGAGCCGGCCATGCCGGCCACCACGAAGAAGCACCGCTGCGCCGTCTACACGCGGAAGTCGACCGACGAGGGGCTGGAGAAGGAATTCAACACCCTCGACGCGCAGCGCGATGCTTGTGAGGCGTACATCAGCAGCCAGCGCGCCGAGGGTTGGGTGCTTGTCCGCGACCGCTACGACGATGGCGGTTTCTCCGGCGGCACGCTGGAGCGACCGGCGCTGCAACGCCTGCTGCGCGACATCCAAGCCGACCTGGTTGACGTCATCGTGGTCTACAAGATTGACCGCCTCTCCCGCTCGCTGATGGATTTCGCCAAGCTGGTGGAGGTGATGGACGCGCATGGCGTGACCTTCGTGTCCGTCACACAGAGCTTCAACACGACCACGAGCATGGGTCGGCTGACGCTGAACATCCTGCTCAGCTTCGCGCAGTTCGAAAGAGAGGTCATTGGCGAGCGAATCCGCGACAAATTCGCGGCCTCCCGCGCCCGCGGCATGTGGATGGGAGGCAAGGTGCCGCTCGGCTACGACGTGGTGGCGCGCAAGCTGATCGTGAATGAGGACGAGGCGCCGCGGGTGCGTCGGGTGTTCGATATCTTCGCCGAGACGGGCTCGGGCATGGAGACGGTGAAGCGCCTTCGAGAGGAAGGCCTCACCAGCAAGGTGGGCCGCCCGCTCGACAAGGGCGATGTCTACAAGCTGCTGAACAACCGGACCTATGTCGGCGAGGCCGCGCACAAGGGAAACATTTATCCTGGCGAGCACCAGGGCATCGTGCCGCGGGAGCTGTGGGACCGGGCGCATGCCGTGCTCCAGGTCAGCCCGCGGGTCCGCGCCAACCAAAGCCGCGCGCAGACGCCGGCGCTGTTGAAGGGGCTGATCTTTGGCACCGACGGTCGGGCTTTGTCGCCGACCCACGCCAGAAAGAACGGCCGCCTCTACCGATACTACGTGGCGCAGCGCGTGCTGAAGGGCGATGCCGCAGGGGACGACAGCATCGTGCGGCGGGTATCGGCGGCGGAGATCGAGACCGCAGTGGTGGATCAGGTCCGGGCGCTGCTGCGCCAGCCGGAGATCGTGGTTGGCACCTGGCGTGCGGCGCGCAAGGAGGCGCCGGACCTGACTGAGGGCGAGACCCAGGACGCGCTGCATCGGCTCGACCCGCTCTGGGAGCATCTGTTCCCCGCGGAGCAGGCGCGGATTGTGCGGTCGCTGGTGGAGCGGGTGGTGGTCGGCCCGGCCGGCGCGGACATTCGGCTGCGGCTGGATGGTCTCGGCGGCCTGGTCCGCGACCTCGGCGCCATCGCGCCTGCTGCACTGAGGGCAGCAGCATGACGGCCGCCACCAGCGTCACAGTCCGGGTGCCGCTTGCCATCCGCCACCGGCCAGGGCGGAAGACCGTCGTGACGCCGATGACGGATACCGTAGCGCGGGTCCCCACGCGCGCCGACCCGGCGCTGGTGAAGGCCCTGGCGCGGGCGTTTCGGTACCAGCGGATGCTCGATCAGGGGCGCTACGCATCGGTGACGGAGATGGCTGCGGCGGAGAAGATCGATCGCGGGTACCTTGGCCGCCTGCTTCAACTCACGCTATTGGCGCCCAGTGCCGTTGAGATGATTATCAGTGGACGGCAGCGAGATAACATAACGCTGCCGCGGCTGGCGGAGCCGCTTCCGACACTGTGGGCAGAGCAGCTTGATGTGCTCGCCGCTTCACCATCGGGCGACAGAGGACCGCCTTGAACCCCGCATCTAGCTCGTCCGCAGCCCAACCGCCACAGGCGTGCTGCTCTTGGGAGAGAGCCGCAGAATCTTGGCATGGTAGCGGACGGTGGGCTATTGATTTACTCACCTACGTGCCACGTCAAGTGCTAACAGATTCTCGGGTTGAATCCCGGGCATGCGAAGGAGGGAGGCGCGAATGTCGACGAAGCATCTGCTTGCTCTCCTCAATTCGCATATCGAGGGAGATGACGAGCAATTCCTTTCGATCGCGCTACAGGTCGCCGCGCAAGAGGCTCGGCAGGGGCGGCCGGAGGAGGCGGATAGGCTGAAGCGCCTGGTCCAGAAGGCTCGTGATCAGCAGCGCAGTGGTCGGCCGGCCAGCGGTCAGACGCCAATCCCCCTCGCTCGCCCACGCGGTGAACTCCAAGGCTTGGTCGAGACCGGCTACCCAAAGGTCTCTCTTGCCAGCATGGTCTTGTCAGACGGCGTCCGCGAGCGCCTGACCCGCGTGGTACGGCAGCAGCATGAGCGCGCGACCCTTCGGAACCACGGGCAGGTTCCGACCACGCATATCCTGCTTGTTGGTCCGCCTGGGACTGGCAAGACGATGACCGCGTCGGCGTTGGCCGGCGAGCTGCACCTGCCACTATTCACCGTCCGGCTCGAGGCGTTGTTTAGCCGTTTCTTTGGTGAGACGGCGGGGAAGTTGCGCCTGCTATTCGATCAGATCGCGCAAACGCGGGGCGTTTACCTTCTCGATGAGTTCGATGCGATCGGTGCGCGCCGTGGGGATTCGAACGACGTAGGCGAAATCCGCCGTGTCCTCAATTCTGTGCTTGCTTTCATGGAAGAGCCCAACAGCACGGACAGCCTTGTGCTCGCGGCGACCAATCACGTCGAGATACTAGACGAGGCTCTCGCTCGGCGTTTCGACGAAGTCATCGAATATGGGCTGCCGGACCAGTCGGCCGCACGCGCCATCCTGGAACGGCGCCTAGGTCGTTTTAGGCTGAG